AAGGTTTCTTTGATCTGTTATGGATAACAATAAATCTATCAGCAGCAAATGTACCTGCTATACAAACTTCGTACTCTTCATCTTTCTTCCAGTTGACAGTTCCATCTTTCTTTTTGTGTGCCATGAGCTCGTTGATTCTGTCAATCATTTCTGGTGTCAGTTGCATTGTGTCATCTACACTCAATACATTTTCTTCTGGATCTAGTTTACCAATCATAAGTCTCCTTGTTTACGGTTTTCAGAATAGTGTACATCAAACTCTCCATCTGGATATCTATCTTTCAACTTATCTACATTCATTTCGATGATCTCTTCTGGAGATACATCTAGTGCTATACATGCCTGTATAAAATACCACATGATATCACCTAGTTCACGTTTCATATGAAATAGATTTTCTTGGGTAACTGGTTTACCTTGAAAGAGAATCTTTTTTACTATCTCTGTGAACTCACCTGACTCAGCAGATAGTCCTAGTGCAGCAGTTAATACTCTATGAGTTTGAAAGTCTTTAGAGTATAAGTCTCTTAGACGATCTTGGAAATGACCACCGTACTTACTTTCTTCTGATGTTACAGCGTTAACAAACTTTGTATACTTGTTAAAATCAATCATATTTAAGTTCTTGGAAATTTTTCTTAGCAGTAAACTTTGCTGCAATGTCAAGTTCTACTTGACCAGAGTCAACAATGTCTGTTTGAGCAGACTCCTCAACATCATACAACCTCATCTTTGCTCTGTCAATACCTACACAGAATCTTTTATTTAAGGTTGGGTCATGATAACGGTTCTTCAACTGTTTAACCATGATCTGATTCATCTCCTCAAGTTCCTCCGTACTAATAAGAGCAAACATAAGATCAGCAGTGGCAGGGAGACCAAAGGATTCTGACGTATCAGTAAGGTCAACATCACTACTACCAAAACCAGAACGAGTCGTCTGAGTGGCGGAGACGATAGGTACATTAGTCTCCACTGCAAGACCACGGAGTTCTTCAGCAATCGCTTTAACATAGGTATACGAGTTTACTATAGATCCTTTGTACCTCTGAGAGGCACAGATATTTAGATAATCAATAAAGATTATATCAGGTTTGATACTTCTCTTTAGTGCTAGATCACCTATCAAAGATTTGAAATGTCCAACATGAGCAGATGCAGTAGGATATTCTTTGATGATTAACTTACCTTGTGTCTTCTTACCTAATGATGCAATCTTCTTTTGGAACATTGACTTAGGTAGATCAGATAACTTCTGAATAGGAATATTCAAAAGGTTAGCATCAATACGTTCAGCAATCTTTTCTTCTGCCATTTCAAGAGTAATGTATAAAACATTTCTACCTTGTAGTAGAACAGATGCTGCAACATGACACATGAATAATGATTTACCAACACCTGTACCTGCTAAGGCAACATTGAGTGTTTTGTTAGGTAGACCACCCTTAGTAATCTTATTAAAGAAGTCAAGATCAAATGGTATCTTATCTTCTTTACGATTATAGAAATCAAATCTTTCGCTTGAATTATCTAGGTAATCATGACCTACACTTTGATCAAACGATACACCAAGTGCCTCAGATAATATCGTAGGGATAGCACCTTTGTCACGTTTGGTATCTTGACCGTCAGCAATCTTGACACTCTCCATAAGAGATAAGTAGATCGCACGCTCTTGGCACCACTTTTCCGTAGTATCAACGATCCAATCGTAGTCTGCGGTATCATTGGAAAGCTCATTTAAAATCTCCAGTATGTTTTGAAACTGCTCGTCAGATAGATCAACTCTTTCTTGACATTCAATACTTAATGCATTGAGAGATGGTAAAGCATCATACTGACTAACATACTCATGGATCTCTAGAAAGATAATCTTATAAGATTTGTCAGTAAAGTATTCTGCCTTTAAGAATGGTAGAACTTTACGAGCATATTTCTCATTATAAACGAGATTAGATAAAATCGTGAGTTCCAGATTCATAGGTAATGTAAATAGGTTCCCAGAATATACTTGTCACCAGATACAGGAGGTAATCCTGCGTGTCTAAACATCCAAGTAGGAGGGAATATTAATATTCTACCACGTTTAGGTGTTATTGACAACTGTAAATTTGAAAAAGATGTTTCTCCTCCTTGGTCAACATCATTCAAATATAAAAATACTACCAGAAATCTACGAGCACTATTATAATCATAGATGTCTACATGCTCTTTGAACTGATCATAGTTATTTGGTTTATACCACTTCAAACGAAACTCTTCAAAGCAATACTTTGCAGGAAAGTCAGGACCTAACTGTAGATCGTCCATGTATAACTCTACTGCATCTACAAAATATTGTTCAAGTTTCTTATGAGTCTCTACCCATAGAGGATCTTTAAGTTGTAATCTCTGTGTTAGATTTAGTTGCGTGAATGTAGGTCTGAACTCTCTATCAATATACTGGAGGTCGGACTTTCCATACGCTTCAAGTATCCCCTGACAAAAATCATCAGGCACCATTGCATCATACGTTTTAACATAATCTACTAAGTTAGTGGCCATATCTAAACTCTTTTGCTGCTGCCTCATCGAGTTTCTTCATTATTTCTCCTGTGAAGTATTTGTCAGGATCCTTGAGAATAGCAGAAGGGTACACGCTAGACTCCCCAACAACAATACGGTTTCCTTTACGTTCAAAAACTCCATATTTCTCACCCAACTCCAATAGTCCGTAGTAACGGTCAAGTCCGCGATCATAGAATAATCTAGTTTCAACTGTACTGTTCTCCTTTGTTAATCTTGATTTCGCATTCTTACATTTAATAATGTTACCAACTACGTCTTTCCCATCCTTCTCTTTCTTCTTAGAAAGGTAAATGATACTTGATGCTGCATATTTTAATCCACTGCCTCCACCCATTTCTTTTGTAGGAATATAGGCACCCACTACATCATATGTATGGTTAGTAACAAGTAAAGGTACATCTGCTTTACCTAGTTTTAATGTTAATACTCTGAATATAGACTTCACAACTTGAGCTCTAGTCATGTCACGAGTCTCTTTACCTGCTTCAGAGTCTTCTACTTCTTTAGATGTTGATAGCATACCTAATGAATCAAGAACAAACATCATAGGTTTCTGATCTTTCATAGACATATACTTATCTAAGATCTTGATTGATTGTAGACGAAACTCTTGTACTGTAGTTACAGGTACAATCATCATACGATTAGAATCTATACCTCTATCTTCTATCATCTGTTTAGATATAGCAGACTCAGACTCAAAATATATTACCCCTGCTTCTGGGTTAGACTCAAGAAAATGTTGAACAATGCCAAGGCAAAAGAAAGTTTTACCAGTGCTAGACTCACCTGCGATAGCAGTGATCTTATTCCCTGGTACACCCCCATAGATGCTTCCAGAGCAGAGAGCATTAAAGATATAACTACCAGTGTCAATGTAACCGCTAGTATCTCCTGCTGAAATACCGTCGGATACAAGACTAGCATACTCATTGCCGATTTCACTTGCAACATCCTTTAAAAAGTTCACTCATTTACCTCCGTAAGTTTAGTTATAAAGTTAGTACGTTTCATAGCACGTTCAAACCATTTTGCATCTGACTCATCGTCAAATATTTTTTCTCTCTTATCTGGTTTCCCAAATGCCCTTTGATACTCAACAACATACTTCATGTAAATAGAAACTCCAATGATGCTACTTTTTCTGATTGCCACCCGATAGTGTCTAGTATAACTTTTACTGGATCAAGAAAACTCTTTGTAAATTGTATATCATAATCCACATGTTTGTCAAGCTCAAACTCTTTAGGGAATGTATTAAGATAACTCATTACATTCTCACTCATCTTGTTTGGTGTCTTGAGGTAAACAAACTTAACCTTTTCACCATCCTGTATAAGAGGATACTTGTGTGTTAGTTTGTGTTTCTTGTTATAGAAGTTGTATAGTAATGCACCTCTAACATGTATTGGTGTACCTTTACTATAGATTGTTGTCGGGTTCGCCCACTTATTTATCCCATTGCACCCACGAGGGAATGAGATATCTTCAACAGGTAATGAAGAGAACTTCTTCTTGAAGTCTCTGATAAATGCTTGTGCTTCTTTCTCATCTTTGTTGACGATAACCTCAAGGCATTCACGAATAGCGTTACGACATGCCATAGGTGTAGATGACTTAACTGCCTCTAGACCCATGATCTTTAGTTTAGGTTCATCATATCTTACACCTTCACTATCCCATACGTTTAGAATATATCTTTTCTTTGCTGTCCATATACCTGATGAAGCGATATTCTCTCGCTTCATTATCATCTTCTGCTCGTATGCGTTGACGTACCCTGCCAGTTCTTCGTAAGAACGCGAAATAAAAGGTTCGAGTTCCATCTTACAGATCTTATCAAGGAACGTGACAACGCTTTGATCAGTTTTCTTTCTCCCCTTGTATACACCTTCGACCAAAGGACCAAGATTAAGATAAATGGAATCGGTATCAGCAGCAATAACATAGTCGGTCTCCTTTGTTTTTAGCGTCTTATTTAAGAACGCATTCATTTTGTTCTCTATCCATCTGATTGAGACTTGTCCTGAGAGTGTGATCGCTTCAGCGTTCGTAAGATTGTAGTATCTGAAGTATTGGTTACCGATAGCACCGTAGGCAGAGTTAAGTTGAATCTTTCTTGCCATTTGGATGTTGTTGAACTTTG